AACAGCACCTTCTAGCAAAACACCTGCAAACAATAACGGTGCTAATTGTTTTTTCTTTTCTTCATCACTAGCAAATTGTTCTCTAGCTGACCGTATAAGTTGTCTTTCTTTTGTTAAATTATCTAGCCCCACACGTTCTACAACCCTAAAGAAATTACCGTTTCCTGCGTGTTTAAGTGCTCTTATAAGCAATGCATTAGGCTGTTGGGTGATGGCTGTACTAAATAAAGCAAACTCACTATTGCTTTTTCTTTGTCCTGTTTGGTCAGTAAAAGCTGAAGGATATACAGCTACAACAGGACTTACTTTAGGAACAGAAACATCACGTAAATCAATGGATTGTAAATCTTGTATATTTACTACATTGTGTCTTTGAAACCTATGTTCGTACGTATCTTCAACTTGGTCTAACGTAGAACAGCTAGAAAGTAAAAGTACCAATAGGAATTGTAATTTCAGTAACTGTTCCATCTGCTTCCGTAATTTTTAACGTTAATGTAACACCATCGCTTGTGTACTCAATAATGTTTCCTTCTAGTTCTATTGTACCTGAATCAGAAGGTGTTTCTCCAAAGAGGTTGTTAACTAATTGTCTAGATAGTTCAGCATAGACACGTGATTCAAGATTTCTCATGAATCTAGCAAGAGTGGAATTTTCTTTTTCTCTTTCTATTTCATCTTGCAAGGCTTTAATTTCTTCTTTAATAGTCAGCTTACGGCTGAACTCTTGGTTTTCTATAGTTAGGTAATGAGATGATGTACCAACGCCGTTAAAACTAGGTGATTTAAACTTATGAACTATTTGGTCTGCTTTAATGTTTTGTACAAAAATACCTATAATTAAAACCGCCCCTATGAACATAATAGCCCAGATTATTTTGTCTTTTTCTTCTTCAGGTGTCATTTACGTCTCCTAATGTAAAACTCTTTCTCGTTCTTCAGTTTCATCTATTCCTATAACTATTTTAGCTTCTCCAACGATAACTACCCCATAGGCTTCGGCTTCTAGGTCAGCTTCTTCAAAACTGTTAGCGTATATAAAAGGACCTTCATATATTTTATCACCTACTTTAAATTCTGTTATATATACTTTTTTCATTAATCTTTTCTTTGGTCTTCTCTGTCCGCTTTAGCTATTTTATCTTGATTTATTAGGTGAGGAACTCCTAATATCGTTTTAATCATAGTATCTTGTCTTATGATTTCATTATCGAGGCTTCTGATTCTATCTATCAAGGCTACCAAAATACCATGTTGTGAATCAAGTTTACCGCCCAATCTTTCCTCTAACTGAGTTATTTGACCAGCAACTTTTTCATCGACTACATCTAACTTACTTTCCATACCGTCTACAATACGCATTATAAGTTTATAAATAAACCAACCAAGTGCACCTGCTGCTGCTATTGGAAAACCAACTTCTTGTATTAAGGTAACAGCAGACTCCATTAATAATCTCCCCAGATTTTAACTTTAGTACCTCCGTGATACTCAACTGCATGTCCTTCTTTAATTAAAATCTCACAAATATCTTTACCGTCTTCTGTGTATGGTATGCCTAATATTCTCCCATACTTGCCTTTACCTAGAGATTTTACTTTTAACTTACCCGCACAAAGTTCTTTTAATCTTTCTTTAGCAGCAAGTCCTAGTTTCTTTTCTGCTAAATCTCTAGTCCTAGACTCAGGAGTATCGATACCACTTAAACGTACTCTTTGTTTATGTAGTTTTACATCAAAACCTAAATCAAGACAGCAATCGAAAGTGTCTCCGTCCACTATTCTTTCTAGTGTAGCATTATATACAAATGCATCTGGTGCTTTTTTAGCCATTTAACATTTCCACCTTTTACGTGCTTGACGTAATCTTGAATTAGGATTTTTAGCCGCTTTAGGAAACTTTTTCATTTGTCCTGCACTTCTAGCACAGTAAGACTTTCTCCTTTTTGCTGCTTTACTTCCTTTTTTAACTTTACCTGTGACAGCCCCTTTAAGTTTAGACCCTGGGTTTTTTCTTTTATATGCTGCAATACCTTTTTTAGTCATGCCTGCACCTGATTTAGTTTTACGGTAATTACCGCCTTTACCAGTAGTACGTCTTATAGATTTTTCCTTTTTCCTAGGCATTATTTCTTTTTACTTTTCTTCTTAGGCTTCTTAGCTGTTTTAGCAGAACGTTTAAAAGCAGCTGCTGTAGGAGCACCTTTGGCTCCTTTTTTACGCATCTTTTTTCCTTCTTTACGTTTTTTATTTATATTGTAATAAAGACCTTTTTTAGCAGTTCTGCCGTCTTTAGTTTTATGTGTTTTCTTTTTTGCGGGCATTTTATTCTCCTATTTTTTCTTATGTACTTTTTGTACTGCGAAATCTGCTGATAAACTTGCACCTTTATGTTTTACAAATTTACCTGTGTGTTTCATTAATTTAAACGATTTGCCGTTTTTCATCCAATGATATCCTTTTGGTGCTTTAACTTTCATACTAGGCTCCTAAAACTCTATCTTTCAATCTTATCGCTCTAGGACCCACTTGTATAGCCCAACGACTGTCTAACATTTCAACCGCTGCTTTATCCCAATCTTCTTTTTCCATAGCTGCTAAAAAATTTTTAAATTTCAATAATCTTGTTATGCCTAAATTAAAACACATATTAGCCATGACTCTTTGTAAATCTTCAGGTAAGTCTTTCCACCAAACCAAGTTTCTGTTTAAATCGTTTATAACGTTTTGTATATCTTTTTCAAAACATTCATCGATTCTTTCTTTAGAAACAGGCGTGTCCACGTCTTGTCCGTGTTCGGGGTCTGTTTCTAGTATTAAATGACCTATTCCAAAAGTAGGGTACCCTAGATGGTCTAAGTATATTTTATCGATACACCCTTCATCGAAAGTTAATTCTTCTTGTAGCTTTTTTAAATTCATAGTCTCACCTTTTACAATATTTTTACTGTTGTGTCTCCACCCGTTGACACACTTACTTTTCCCAGAGAGGCTACTCCCTGAACTCCTTTTTCTGTTCCTGAATAAATATCTGACCATTGTTCTCCTGTCCATAATTGAAGTTGTTTAGTAGATAAATTCCAAACAATATCTCCTGTATTAAACTGGTTTATATTTCTTTGAGACTCATTAATATTTACAGTAGAGCCTACGTTTACTTTATTTAAACTTAATTCTAATATTCTAACTAAACGATTAAATATTGCAGGGTCGAGAGGTCCTGTAGCTACAGGAAGTTTCGTTTCTAATAGCTTAGACATTACCTCATTCCGTCAGGTTTTATATCTATACGTGTTGCTCCTAATCTAAAACCCATCCCTACGTCGTTAGTATTTGTATCATTAGATTGAACTCTCAATACGGCTTGTCTTCCTCGTACACGAGTATCTATTTTAGTAGTTACCGAAGTACATGCACTGGTAACTGCTGTAGTGAGTTCTTCACCAGGAAAGTTTCTTCTTTTTAAAACAATATCTAAAGTTTGTCCTTCCGCTCCTGTATTCGCAGAACCTGTAAATTTAACATCAGGAATTATTCGGCTTATAGACTGATACATATCTCCTTCACCTAAATCGAAATCAGCAGATTCTATAAAAACATTAGTCATTGCTGAGCCGTCGTTATCATTACCCGTTTCGTGATTAAACAAATAACCTGTGTAATTAGTTGTATAAGTTGCTTTAGGGTCACTAAAAATACCTTCGTCTATCCAACAAGTTCTAGAAAGTTCTCCTATCATCCAAAGATTTTCTTCATAGTTATAAGTAACATATTTATCGATAACATTGCTATCCTCCGAACAATAAAACCAACCAACTTCGTTAAATGCTTTATTAACAAAACCGAATATTTGATAACTTTGTGTTTGATTTAAATCAGAAAATACATAATCGTCTACAGTACAAGGAAGCTCTTGTATGGCTCCTGCATAAGAATAAAAACCTTTTTTATCCATCCAAAACACCCCTTTAGGAGTATTTACCATAGCATTAGGTCCAACAAGACCTACGCCTTCATTAACTAGATTAATTGAAAAAGTAAAAGGCTGACCAACAAAAGTCATGGAATATAAAGACGTATCTGTCCATATTAATGTTTCTTGTCTTGCTCTAACCGCCCCAACGATTGCAGAACCTGCCGAAAGCCTAAACGAACCTGCTGTATTAGTAGATAAAGGTTCCCATTGTTCTATATTTTCTTGGTCGCTCCAAGCTATAAACATAGGGTCTATAGCCCCTGTTCTGGCTGTACCTGAGTCGTTTATAGGGTCTGCCCCAAAACAAATAACGTGCCTGTCCACGTCTGATACCATAACTTGTAAAGCTAACGTAGGTGTTAAATTAGCTCCTGGTAAAGCAGATAAGGCAACAGCTTTTGTTTCTACTCCATTAGTTTCATCCCAATAAAAAACACCTGCTCCACGTGCATTTATAACTAAGTCTTCACCAAAATTATCATGTGACCAAAGTCTTAGCTGATTAGCGGCGTCTAGTGGTGAAACGCTTCCCCAAGTTCCTGCTCCCCAATAATCAGAACCCCAACCTGTAGAAGGAACGTAAACATCAAGCCCCACGTTTATTTGATATGTACCTACTGTGTTACTACCACCGTTTCCAGTATCTGAACCGTTTGCGGTAACTTCTGTTCCGCTAGTATCTTTAGCTACAATAGTATATGTATTTGTTGTTACAGCAACAACTTGATATTCTTGATTTAAAACTTCGGCTGTTATATTACCGCCTAAAGTAGCTGCTCCACTAAAAGTAACAAAATCATTCGCAACGGCTCCGTGTCCTGTATCGGTTACGGTAATGGTTGAAGAACCGTTAGTTGCTGCAAATGTTACGTCTCCTGCAGCCGTTGTAGAACGTATTGGCGTTACATCATTAAAAGATGAACCGTCTACGACATAGTATTTCCAAGTAGTTCCTAACCCTAAATATTTAGTTCCTTGTAGGTCTACCCAAGCATGAAGTGCTCGTCCTGTAGCTTTAAAAGTGTCAGTGCTAGCCTTAACCCACCCGCCTATTTTTTCGGGTAAGCCTTTACGAAAACGAACTAAATTAGAATTTACCCAGCCACCTTCACTAGCGTAATCAGTAGCTTCTTTGTTTATTCCTGGTTTAAATAAAAGTTTTTGAAGAGGCATTAAATCCTCCTATACAAATTTAGCTAAAAATACAACACCGACAATAAAAGGATAGACCGCCCAAATCATATTATCTAGTTTATCAAAACGTTTTGAGCCGTCTTCCAGTCTTTTATCAATACTTTTATATAATGCTTTACATTCTCTTTCATGAGATTCTATAGCATTTAAAGCATCTTTAGCAGTAGCCATTATTTATCTTTGGCTTTTCCAATATTTAAAGCTAGTAAATCAATAAACTTATAAAGTTTACCAATCCAAGCATCGTCTTTGGGAGTGGGCGTTGAAGCAGCTACTATTGAAGCAACTGTTACTATTGTAGTAATCCACATAATTAAATCTACCATCTATTTCTCCTCTTTTTCTTCTAGAACCTCATCAGCTTTTTCTTTTGTTGAAGCTATAAAAGTATTTTCAAAAACAGTTAGAGCTGCTTGTATTTGGTCTAAATCAAACTGAATTTTAGCTTTTTTATTTCTTAAATCAGTTATTTGATTAGCTAAATATTTTTGCTCCTCAGTCATTTCTGTTTCTAGAATTTCGTTATCGCCAATGACGGCTTTATTTTCTTCTTTTTGCATTTGTGCACCTCCTTAGGTGATGGTTTATTAAAATTAACTATTATCAGTTATGTACTTTTTACCAGTAGCAATAGCTGCAACGTGAGTAGTTTTTAAATTACTTGCTGCTCCTTTTACATCTGGAGTTTCATCATCACTATCAACAGGTGCATATTCTAAAATAAGTTCTAAGTGGTCCACGTTTCTTTGTACCATTTTATTTATTTCAGATTGCTCCAATCCTGTAACGTCCCAACTTCCAGCTTTTACACCGTCAATTAATGTTACGCTATCAGTTCCTGCTGTTAAGACTTCTGTTACTGTTTGTGCCATATTATTCTCCTTTTAGAGTTTTTAACTCTTGTTTTAATTCATCTACTGTTGTAGACAGTTCTTTTACTGCGTTTACCAAGTACCATGTAAGGTTATCAGGGTTTACAGCTTTTACACCTGTTGATTGTGTAATAACCATATCAGGTAAAATTGTTTCTATTTCTTGAGCTATAACTCCTAGTTGTATGCCTTCTTTATGAACAACTGCTGAAGCTGGATTTTCAAAATCTGTAATTTCATCTTCAGTTCTATATTCAAAGTTTCTAACTTTAATATCTTTTATAGCATCAAGACCAGTATTGTTATCTTCTATATTCTTTTTAATTCTTCTATCAGAAGTTGTTGACCATGTAGATGAGTTGGCTCCGTTATAAGCTCCACTAGTACCACCAATCATAGCAGTTTGATTACCTTTACCTGCCTGTATACGTCCAATTACTATTTCATTTTCTGATGCTGGATGACTAGCCTGAATTGCCATACCAAGATAAGTGTTGTAATTACCAGTAGTAGTTGCTGTTAGATAATTACCTGCTCTTTGTCCTACAAAAACATTTTGAATACCTGTAGTTATACTTCCACCTGCTTCATCACCAAGAGCAGAATTTTCTCCACCAGTTGTTATATCATTCATAGACCTATAACCAACAGCAGTATTTTCACCAGCAGTTGTACCTACTTGCATAGAATCTTTACCAATTGCTGTGTTGTTGTTAGCTGTAGTAAAGGCTGCTCCAGCACTATGACCAATAATTGTATTACTAGCACCTGTAGTGTTTGTTAAATGAGCTATATAACCAACTGCTGTGTTATTAGTTCCTGTCGTGCAACTACCTGCGGCACCTGAACCTACAGCTGTGTTGTGTATTCCTGTTGTTATAGCGTCAGCAGAATTTGCACCAATAGCTGTATTACCAGAAGCAGTTGTTTGACTTGCTAATGCATTACTACCAACAGCTACACTTGAACTACCTGTAGTGTTTGCTACCAAAGCATTAGCACCAACTGCTGTGTTGTTAGAAGCTGTAGTAGCATTACCAAGACTACCTTCACCTACAGCAGTATTAGATGAACCAGTTGTGTTTGAATCTAAAGAAAAAGCACCCACAGAAGTATTAAAATTACCTGTAGTGCTTAATACTGAAGAGTTCAGACCAACCGCTACATTGTTACTTCCTGTTGTATTAGAAAGCAAAGCACCTGAACCAAGAGCAGAATTATAATTTCCTGTTGTGTTTGCTTGTAATGCTACATTACCTATAGCTGTATTTGCAGCACCTGTAGTGTTTGTTGTTAAAGCATCAAAACCAACTGCTGTACTGTTTGATGCTGTGGTGTTAGCGTCTAGGGCATTTGCACCTAAAGCAACATTACTAGTTCCTGTGGTGTTAGAGTCCATAGCACCGACTCCAACTGCTGTGTTATTAGAAGCAGTAGTGTTTGACCCTAAAGAAGCATAACCTACTGCTACATTATTAGCACCTGTAGTGTTAGCATCTAGTGATGCACCACCAACTGCTGTATTAGAATCACCTGTAGTGTTTGCTTTAAGTGCATCTGTACCAACCGCTACGTTATTAGCACCTGTGGTATTTTGTTGCATTGAATCACCACCGACAGCCACATTGTTACTAGCAGTTGTGTTTGATGTTAAGCTGAAATGCCCAATAGCAACATTTGCATTACCTGTTGTATTAGCATCTAAAGAAGAAGCACCAGCTGCCACGTTATTAACACCTGAAGTATTCGCTGCTAATGATAATCTACCTATAGCAACATTCAATGTACCTGAAGTAAGTGCATCTAATGCTGAATTACCTAAAGCAGTATTATAGTTACCTGTTACAACACCACTAGCTACTGAATCATCACCAATAGCTGTGTTACCTGCACCAGTTGTTAAAGCTCCTAAAGAATTAACACCAATACCAACATTTCCACCTCCTGTAGTATTTGCATCTAAAGCATTTGCACCTACTGCTACGTTTTCAGCACCTGTAGTGTTTGCTCCTAAAGATAAGTAACCAACACCTGTGTTATTACTAGCAGTAGTGTTAGCCTGTAATGCACCAGCACCATATGCTGAGTTAAGACTACCTGTAGTGTTTGCAAATAAAGCATCTTTACCAAAAGCCTGATTCCCAGCACCTGTGGTGTTTGCTTTTAATGAATCCATACCGACTGATGTATTACCTGCACCTGTGGTATTTGCCCTTAAAGCATCTTTACCAACAGCAGTATTGTTACTGGCTGTTGTATTTTCTTTTAAAGCAGCATCGCCTAAAGCTGTATTTGTTGAACCTGTGGTGTTTGAGAATAAACTTGTTGTACCTACTGCTACATTTTGAGCACCAGTTGTGTTTGCTGTTAAAGCTGACCAACCTAATACTGAATTATTACTTGCTGTAGTAATAGCATCACCTGCTAGACCACCAATGAGGGTATTTTGAACACCTGTGGTTACTGATAGACCTGCATTAGTTCCAACCGCTACATTGTAAGCATCAGTAGCTGATGTAAAGTTTTGATTTAACAATGCAGATGGTCCAATAGCAACTGATAAACTTCCTTGCGTATCTGAACCCAAAGCTGCAAAGCCTAAAGCAACATTATAACTACCTGTTGTTAAAGCATCTGCTGCTGTAGAGCCTATTACAGAATTGTTACTACCTGTAGTGTTTCCTACTAAAGCTGCCCTACCAACAGCAGTATTATTACTCGCTGTAGTATTATTTGCTAAAGCACCTACACCTAAAGCAGTATTTTCTGCACCAGTAGTGTTATCAAATAAAGTATTTGTACCAATTCCTGTATTATTAGCACCAGTGGTGTTAGCTGCTAAAGCACTTGCACCGACTGCTGTATTTTGTGTTGCTGTAGTGTTTGCTAGTAAAGCGTGATAACCAATTCCTGTGTTGTTGTCTGCTGTTGTGTTTGCTTTTAAACTTTCAAAACCTACAGCGGTGTTATTAGAACCTGTGGAGTTTGTTGTTAAAGAAGAAGCACCAACACTAGAATTTGAAGCACCAGTAGTGTTATTTTGTAATGCACTTTTACCTGCAGCTGTGTTGTTACTAGCTGTAGTATTTTCTGCTAAAGCATTTTGTCCTAAAGCAGTATTGCTACTCCCAGTTGTTGTGTCGGTTAATGCTTTTCTTCCAATACCAGTATTGTTATCACCTGTTGTTAAGACATTAAAAACTTCAAAACCTAAACCTGTGTTACTACTAGCACTAGATAAAGTACCTGTACCAGCATCATTACTAATTAATATACTTTCAGAAAAGTTTGTAATATTAGAAGAAATACCTACGCCATTGATTGTGCTTGAACCTGTAATAGCTCCATCTACTTGTAGAGTAGAAGCCATATCTACAGCTCCATCTATATCTACTACGTCTAAGTTAGTAGTTCCGTCTACGTCTATATCGCCTGAGATGTCTAGTGAGGTAGCTGTTAAAACTCCTGTAACACCTAAAGTACCGCCAACAGTCATATCGTCAGTTACGGTTAAATCATCTTGTACTTTTAAATCTACAACATTAAGACTAGCAAAAGCGTCAACGACTGCTGCTCCACTTCCTGCTCCGTCTGAGTAAACTACTTTTACGTCTCCTGCAGGAATAGTGATATTAGCTCCACTACCTTGAGAAATTACTATATTTTGAGAACCGCTAGTAGCGTTTTCAATAAACCACATTTTACTAACGGTGTTAGGACCGATGGTAATAGTACAGGCTGAATCTAAAGTACCTGTATATTTAAGGTACATTGACCTTCCAGGGTCGGTTGCTCCGTCTGCTATAGTTGTTGTATGTGTGTCAGCATTAGTTGTTATAGCTTCTGTGCCATAACTAAAAGCTTCAGCAATTAATTCTAAGTTTGTGTTTGTAACTTCGCCCCATGTACCACTAGCATCCCCAGTAGCCATCTCGTTAAGTCTTAAGTCATTTACGTATGTACTTGCCATTTTTGTTCTCCGTTTTTGATTATACCTTATTTTTTATGTAATTGTTAAGCAACTTCTTTCCAATTTGGTGTTTGAGTATCTGAAATAGTTGAATAGTTGGGTGTTTGAGTTGTTGAAACATCTGAATAACTTGGTGTTTGAGTATCGTTTACTAATCCCCAAATGTTTATAGTTTTAACTTTACCCTGTCCTTCTACTCCTGTAAGAGCCACAACCGCTTTAGCTATAAGGGTTACAGAACCTACCCCCGAAGTTCCTGCTAAACCTGTTACGCTTATTGTATTAGAAGTTCTTTGTGTAACCGTACCTAACGTTGAAGTAAGTCCTGGACCTGTAACAGCTACATTTGCTCCTGCTGTAACGGTTTCTTCACCTAAACTTGTAACTGAAGCTACAGCGGTAACACCCGTTACTGCTGCTCCTGCCGTAATAGCATTACCTAATGCAGAAGTACCTACATTACCTGTTGTTGTGGTATTAGCATCTGCTGCAACACTTTCATCACCTAAAGTACCTGTTCCAGCAATACCTGTAGGTGAGATATTAGCGGTACCTGTTACTGTTTCGTCACCTAACGTTCCTGTTAATGAAACACCTGTAGGTGAAATATTAGCTTCTGCTACTACGCTTTCGTCACCTAACGTTCCTGTTGATGAAACACCTGTAGGTAAAATAACAGCTGTGCCTATTACCGTTTCATTTCCTAATGAAGAAGTAAGACTGAAACCAGTAACGCTTACATCTGCATTAGCGGCTACTGTTTCATTACCTAAAGTTGCGGTTCCTGCAACACCTGTAAGTGTTATATTAGCTTCTGCTACAGTAGTTACACTAGTAACAGAACCTGTAGCGGAAACTCCTGTTAGTTCAACAGGTAAAGATGTACCCCAAGCAGCACTGCTCCAAGTACCTCGACCCCAACCTGTCACACTCGACATAAGTGATTTAAGCTATTCTTATAATAGCGTTTGAAGCATCTGCTGTTGGGAATTGAATTGTAAAATCACCCGCTGTTGACGTTTTATCGCCACCAAAATCTAATACACATACTGAGGGGTCTCCACTTGCAGCTTCGTTATAGATTAATGCACCTCTTGCAGTGATTGTAGCAGTACTGAATGTTAAATCATTAAAATCAGTTAAAGCTGTTGTACCCGAGGTTGTGGGGGTAACACTTGTTAAAAATGCACCTTTAGCAGTATATCCAGTTCCACTCACTTCGTTACTCGAAGTATATGCAGTAGTAGCCGCGTCTAAAGAAGCACTACTTGTATAAAGTGCTAACTTAAATTGGTCACTTGCTGCGGTAAAATTATGTGTAGCAGTCATTAATTCTTTTTTAAATGATGTACACATTGCTTGCGTTATTGCCATTATATTCTCCTTATGATATCAGCCATTTGTTTATGACCTTGTTTTTCTAATAAACCCGCTACTGTCGCTCTATCACTTGCAATAGCTTGCTTTATATATAATAAAATAACTTGTTGTATCGTGTCTTTAAACGCTTCTGCTTGGGCTTTTACCATAGGGTCAGCGTTATCACTTATACCAATAAGTTTTTCTACTAATCTTTCAGTCCAATATTCAGGACTTAAACCTTTATTATCTGTTGTTTGAACATTAACAGTTCCTAATGTTGGTTTTACATCTACACTAAACATTCGTTGTTCCTTGCGGCATTATTTTAATTTGGTCGTTTCTTGCTTCGTCTCTAACATCTTTATACTCACCTAATAATTTTAACATAGCTAAAGCTTCTTGATATTTTTGTTCGTACAATGATATTGTATTTGGGTCAGCTTTCATAAAAACAGCACCTTCTACTAAAGAACCATATAACATAGCATTAGGAGCATTATCAGATAACCAAGTTTGATTGTCGTCTCCTACAGTAGTTAATGAATTAGGTCTGTAGTTATAGTGAAGTTCAACAGAATAATTTGTATTTGGTGTAGGGGCTACTATAAAAGTGTCTTCATCAAACTGAGCATAGTAAAGAGGTTCGCCAGTTGTGGCTTGTTGCGGTGTGTAATCTCTAATAAAAGAAACGTGTTTTAATAATAAATAACTATAGTTATTACTTCCGTCTATCAAAGCTAAACTAAATGGTGATAAAAAATCCGTCGGCGTAGATAAATAAGTATTGTCTTGAGTCAATGTTCCTGTGACATTTTTACGGAAAACAGGAAGCTGTACAGATTTTAAAATACGTTCTTCTGTTGTCTGTATAAAAGTATCTAAGGTGTTTACAAAGGTAGTTTCAGTATTATCTAAATAATTCTGGACCGCTGTTTTTAATCCACTATATGTAAATCCTGCCATTATGCTATACCCACTGTTACGCTTCCTAAACCACTAGTTGCTCCTAGTCCATCAAAAGCTGTTCCTACAGGGTCAGCTTTAAAAGTCATACCACTCCCTGCGTTTGTAGTGATTATAACCCCTAATTGACTTTTAGGTAAAGAAACGTCAGGGCGAGGTTTCCAAAGAACTTCTGCGTCTGCTGAAATACTAGGCGGGTCCAGTTGAGGATGTTTTGGCTCGTAACATTCATGACAGGTTCTGAAATTCTCCCAATTACCTTTTGCAGATTTGTAAGGATATCTAAAGCCGCAAGTATCACATATAAAATAAGCGTATTTACCTGAGGCGTATGACATTAGATATACTCATGTTTAGGGACAAGTCTTAAAGGTGAACGGTCTTCGTCATACCTTAAAGCGTTTGCTAAGTCCTGTTCGTATTGTTCTTTCATTATAGCAAGTTTTTGAACATTCTTTTTTAAACAAATATAATAAGCTAAGCCTGAAACTACACACGGCATAAACCTACTGGGTATATCTACATCGTTAACCTGTGCCGTATTATCTTCGATTCTACGCCAAACATAGTAAACGAGTTTGTCGGTTGAATTCTCGGGCGTTGGGTATAAATGAATAACTGGAGTTTTTAACCTTTCTAACCAATATTCTGTTGCTCTTGCTTGTGTCGATTTATTAGGAACACTTATATATTCATTCCTGTCTACCCTGGATAGGGTGTAATCAGTAACAATATTATTTTCTGTTCTTTCTATATAAGCGTCTAAAATATCTATATCAAAGCTATTAAGGGTGTACTCATTAGTTCCTTGCGTTAGGGTAAGTTCTGCTTTAGAAACTTCCCACATTTGAATACCTCTGTTTGACCAATCCGCAAACATAATGTTTAAAGAACGTCTTGCAGTTACTGCGTCATAGGACGTACGAGCTTCTAATCCTGCAAGTTCGTACGCTTCTTCGATTGCGGTCGCTACATCTAAACTAAATGCACGAGTTCCTGAGGTTGCCATATTAGTTGTAGTATGCTACAAAAAAGTCGCAATTAGCTAATACGACATAGGCTCCTGTATTGAACTTAACTCCATCATTAGGTAGATAGTGGTCAAAAGATTCATTTGCCGCTGAACCGAATTTAAACTCTATTAAAAGCTTAGTTCCGCTAGCACTAGTTCCATCGTAGATTTTTATAGAACCGTCTGCTGCACTTGCTTGTGCCTGTACAGATTGAATTCTTATTGGACCTAAGTTGGTTGCAGTACCTGCACCAGTGCCTATGAACCCTTGTAGTTGCCCTGTGGCTGTTAAAGCCTTAGTTGCTTTTACATCGGATGAACTCATATTAAGCTCCTATTAAGCGTCAGCGAATGGAGTAACTAAAGTTCCTGAACCTAAAATAATACCTTCTACAGCATATTTAGCAGTAGCCATTGCTGTACATTTAACAATACTACCTGCTAATCCACCTTTAGTTGACCCGTTCATTGTGATAACATCGTTAGATGCACCTGAAATAAATGTTTTACCTGTTGCATCAGTAACACCAGTATATAACCCACCCACAAATTTATCAGTTCCATCAGTTAAGATGTCCATATCTGTTGCTGCTGTAACTACTATAAAAGTAAATGTAGCACCTAAGTTATTTGTTTGATTTGGGTCGTCGTTACTTCCTGGGGCAGTTGCTACGATTGAAGGTAAAGTAAACTTACCGTCTGCGTCATTACATACAAGAACTTTACCTGCATGGTCTGCTACTGTGATACTTGTGTCTGCAGTTAAACTAACGACGTTAGCATTACCTGCTGCGATGAATCCTGCTAATGATTTTACAGGACCTGAAAATGTTGATTTTGCCATATTAAGTCTCCTTAATAAACTCTATCGTCTTGGCTTGTCTGCTAGGTCAGTCGATAGATTATTATATTAATCCTAGAACTCTTGTCATGATACATCATTAAAATCAAAAAAGAAAGGGAGCCGAAGCTCCCTTAATTTTTTCACGAAAGTGAACTATGCTCCAGGTGAACCGAAGATACCTCTCCAGTCACTCCAACCAAAGCTGTAACGTTCTCTAGCTTTGTATCTTACATTACCAGTTTCGAAGTCGCCTTCCATACTAGTTGATACAGGAGTTCTAACAAAGTGTTTTAACCCGTTAGGTACGTCAGTTTTGATAAAGAAAGCATCAGTATCTGTTAGATAATGATTTACAACATAGCCTTCTGAGACCATTCCCATATTTCTAATTGCATTAATATCGTTATCTGAAGTACCAACTCTTCCAGGAGTTTCCATCAGTCTATCTGCTACGAATTGTAAAGCAGGCGGAATAATTAATTTTTTCGCCTGTGCATTAACTTTAAGGTTTCTTTCGTCTCTAAAGTCAGAGATATCAATTAACGC